GTATTACCGGAAATTATCAGAAGACAAATGTTATTATGGGAAATAAACATGCGCATTGATGCATTACTCAAAAAAAACATCTATCTAACTAAAACTATTAATATTATCTAAAATAAAATAATCAACCAATATATCAATGTCGCAGTCGTAATTGTGTATCATAGTCTCCATATTATTAATTATCCCAGGCACGATTATTTCGCTATGCTTCAAAATGAGATAATTGTAAAAGTCGTTGATTATTTGTTTTTTATCAATATTATAATTAATACTAACAGTATTCATAAATTTTTTGATTTCGGCATGTTTGTCTTTTTCCAATTTGGTTTCACAAGAAAACATAAAAATAAAGGTTTCCCAAATATCGCTTCCAATAATATTCTCCTTTTCCATCAACAAATTCTGATTTAATTGGATGAAATTAATCATACTTCGAATATCTGATTTATAAATAGTCTGTATAATATCAATACTGCGACTACTAATACTAATATTTTCTTTTTCACATATCATTTTCAGGAGTGAGTTAATATTTTGAATAGGGAGTTTATTGAATCGAATGCAGATGAACTCGTGTTGAAGTGATAAATCAATCTTACTTATGTAATTGCAAATCAAGAAAAACTTGACGTTTTTACCACAACTTTGGATCAAATATTTGAGCGCCTGCTGTGCATTTTTAGTCATATAATCAACTTCATCCAATACCACAAACTTGAATCCCTCTTCAAATAAATTGTTGGTTTTCACAAATTGGTTTATTTGATTGCGAATAATATCAATGCCGCGCTCATCAGACGCATTCAGATGAATTACCAAACTCTTGTTTATGTTCTTGACCGTTTTCTGATATTCATTAATCAAATTAATAATTGTGGTTGTCTTACCTGTACCAGGGGGTCCATATAGCAATAGATTTGGGAAATATTTTTGCGTCAACATTGTTATGAAAAATTTTTTATTGAAACTTTCCATAACAATATCATCAAAATTATTAGGACGATATTTTTCTGTAAATGGGATTGCTTCTTCTAATTCGGTCATTTACACTTATTATTGGTGAGCCTTTATATACTTTACATAAAATTGAAAGCGCCCAATCTGCTTTATATGTTTTTAAAAACTATATAAATAAAACATCTGATAAATTAATAAAATGGCTGAACTAGATAACGAATGGGCAAAATTCTTGCTTTCAATGAACAACTCTAATATTGTTTGCAATGATTCGGATCGACAAATAATTGAACCGGTAAAACAGAAGGCGGTAGTAAACCCCAACACAATGGAAGTACCAAAATGCAAAGACCTATATATTTCAACACAAACAAAACAAATCCGTTTGAACCAGACTAATATTGATGTTTCCAAGATCTTTTGGGAAATTCCTATTGTGGATTACTGGAAACCGACGGAAGGAATAATTAAAAAGCAGATGAAAGTTGCGTGTTTTTCGAAAGATGAATGCGAAGAAACGACGCGACGTCTTCAAAAATATACATACTTCAACGAGAAAGTTATGAAACAAACAGACAATCCAAACTCAACCAAACACAAATTCAAGCGCGAATCCAAAGTAACAGTAGGAATATCTACAAAAAATGTGATGAATTGTAGAGGTAAAGAGAAAGGCGGTGCAATGTTTAATTGTTTTGCGATCACAATCCGGTTTCGCAATGAATCCGGGCGATTCCAAGAAATACACGTGAAAGTATTTAATACGGGCAAATTGGAAATCCCGGGAATTAATAACCAAGCGTTATTAGTACGCGTATCCGAATATTTGATTGATGTTTTGACGCCATTTTTCGAAACTCCTATTGAATTTCTTGAGAACACCAGTGAAAACGACAATGTGCTTATTAATTCAAATTTCCACTGCGGATTCAATATAAATCGTGAAAAATTGCACAGCATTATCAAGCGAAAATATAAAATAGATACTTTATATGATTCGTGTAAATATCCAGGTATTAATTGTAAATTTTATTTCAATCGAGAGAAAGGTTTTAATATTGAAACACAAAATGGTGTTATACAACAAGAAGATCATCGATTGAAAATGGATGAACTCCAAGAAACCGACAAATATATTAAGGTTACATTTGTTATCTTTCAAACCGGTAGTTGTATTATTGTGGGTAATTGTAATGAGAAAGTTTTGCGATTTGTATATGAATTCGTCAAGAAAATGCTTCACGACGAATATTACAATATATTCATTGATGGTGAGACAATTACCGAAAAAATTCCTTCACCGATTGAAGACATTGAAGGCGAAGAAGCGATTTCAATCGATAAATCAAAAAGTCGCAAGCGCCGCATTACCGTTACTACTGGATATTTCTCGCAATTAAAAAACATCAGTTTATAGGGTGAAACAAGTTTATAAGGTGGTTGTGATAATTATTTGTTTTTTATACAACCTACAAGTCCCGGTAAATAACGATATTCCGGAAGATTTCGCCCAGTTATTTCAGCATATTTGCGATTTCGATATGAACTCCAACAAATTATCATCTCCTTCCGGCGCTTCAATGTGTTTCGCCAACAACGCTGTATTAATTTTATCCAATATGTTTTTAATACAACACGCTTTATTTGAAATACATCTCCACCAAGTGTCTTATTTACAAAATGCATTTGCATCAATTCTATTTTTATATCTTTTGGTAATTGGGTACAAGAATATCGTCTTAAATATTTATGTACAATTTCGTGTGAATATTTGAGAAAACTAGATGGCGAAATATGAATCAAATAAATAAAGTAATTATTTTGCTTAAATGAAAGACCAATATACCATTTTTTATCTATTAATTGTGAATCAAAATAATCATCATCACAAATCCGCTCTATATTAGCAAGATTGTCTGTATCAAAATCATCTTCAGAATCGTAATCACTATCTTCATCTGAACTATCAGTATCCATTATTAATATTATAATTTTGCTTATAATATTATTCCTATATCTATTTCAATTTTACGAGACCTACATAATTCGTCTTGTGGGAATACCAGTATCCACCAAATAAATTGAATTCTCAGTCATAATAATATAATCATTCGTTCCTGTCTTAAAAATCTTCTGGATTGGACTAGTATATTCCTCTGTGCTCTTAACCAATAATTTTTCCTTATTGTCGCGCACACCAATGATTGCAGTCTTATCAATAGAGGATGACCAATAATCCATCATAATAGGCTTATCTTCTGAAATAGCAATCTTTGTAGCGTTTTGGAATGTAATTAGGTCAGGATATCTAAAGTTCTGGGCGGGAGCGGTAACAGCAGCAACGGGCGCAGGTGCAGGTGCAGCAGCAACGGGCGCTTGAACTTGGGTTTGGGGCTGCGCAGATACAGCGGGAACAGATTGTTTTACGAAAGAGCTCATTTGCTAAATATTATATTATGTAAAATAAAATAATTATGCTTTAAATACTAATTTGCCTAAATATATTATCATCTTATTACGATATTCAGATATACATATTTTATGATAATGATATAAAAGCATCACTTATTATTATAATATTATAATATGAGTATTATGGACGTATCAATTGATGATGAGATTATTAATTACGATGATCAGCCGGTTTTGTATATTGAGGAAATCTTTGATGGCCCCCAATTTAAATTTGATATGCGTGCGTTTATAGTTTATGATAAAGATACCAATCTTTTCTATTTATACGGATCGCGAAATTGCAAGAAGACCCAAAAGTATATCAATTATATGCTTAAATATGATTCAGTAGAAACCCTTTTTAACTATTTGAATGTCGCAATGAACACAAAAATATCAAAGGTAAATGTGACTGTTTATTTTATGAGTGGTCTTACAAGCCAAGATAGTTTTGAGGATTTTTTGAGGAAGCGTTCAAAGAGAAGAGAGCTGTTTGGATACGACGACATAACCTTAAATAGAAAGAGGTTTATTAAATATATGAATGTGTTGAATGTTGCAGATGATTGTTAACAATCCAAATAATTTATATGCGTAATATATATATTATTTATGAGAACCGCAATTGGAGTAGGTTCATATGGATGCGTATATCGCCCATCATACAAATGCGAAAAAAAACATCCACCCAATGGATATGAAAATAAAATATCAAAACTAATGCTTAATCGGCATTCGGAAACAGAAATGAATGAATATAACAAAATTGTAAAAATAGATAAGAAAAATGCCTTTTTTCTAGGAAAACCCCACGTATGCAATCCCAATCAAGATGAAATATTAGCAACAGTTGATCCCGATGATTGCGATATTTTTAATCCAGATGACGTTAAGAATTACAAATTATTAATATCAAAAGATGGAGGTATGGATTTAGATGATTTCTTTGAGAAAAAGGGGTTTGAAGCCTATATTAAAAAATTTAAGACGCCAAAAATGGCTGCATATAATTTTCTATTAAAAGTCCACAATTTATTTTTGGGACTCAAATTATTCAATGAAAATGATATTACACATTTTGATATAAAACCGTCCAATATTGTTTTTAATGTAAAAACACAGGATTTTAAATTTATTGATTTTGGGTTGATGGATAATATAAGCGACGTCAAATCCAATATTAATGCTGGTACACAAAAGGCAAATATTCATTGGTCGTATCCTCTAGAGTTTGGCTTTTTAAAACACGATTCTTATTTTAGTTATTCCAATTTAAATACGCAATCTGATGTAAATAATGCAATCCAAATTTTACAAAATCTTTTTTCAGAACAGCAATCACCATCAATACTACTAAATTTGTCTGAAAATCACAAAAATGAAATTGAAAAAATAAAGGATAAATCTAGAGGCTTCTCAAATACATTTATTTATATGAATGATTTGTTGAATCCGTTTACCAATAGCGACAAAATGGCTATGATATCGTCCACTGTAAATTCTGTATACGCATATAGAGATAAACACAGCGAATTATTGGATACAACAATCAATACTATGGATTCATATGCATTGGGATTTACACTTAATCATATTATCAATGAATTAAAAATCCGAAATCTACTATCGGATAAAGAATATTCGGAAATGCATATGTTTTGTAGCCAACTTTTTGATTTCAATGTAGAGGCACGTCTCCGAGACTATAATATGATACTTGTAAAGTATGAAGAAATACTTGAGAAAATCGGCATTTTGGCCAAATTAAATGTTCGTTTTGAAAATAATAAAGTTGTAAAGGGCTCTATTGTTAGCAAAACCAGAAATCCCAATAAAAGTGCGCTTACCTCTAAGAAGATTAATAAAACATTGGATATTTCACTGGAGAAAAAAGATATTATCAATTGTCCTGCCGGCAAAGAATTCAATTCTGTAACAAGACGATGCGTTAAAATGTGTGCTCCTGGAAAAACTCGCAATGAAAAAGGGCGTTGTGTCTCTATTAAAAAAAGAATGAAAAAAAACAAATCATTCAAGTTTGGAATTATTTAATCAAATTATTATTGTGGATTTGTATCCAATTTAATAACTTTCACACTCTTATATGGCGATCCCGCTGCATTAGGCATTCCCACTGTATAATTATTATTTATTGAAGACGGAACTGAACTAAACGAAGGCGCCAATCCTCCACCTACATCGCCATTTCTATTTTCAAATATATCCAAAGTTTCCTTTGTTTTGGCCGCAACAGATTCGGTTATCTCCGGAATAGTTTTGTAAAATTCAGACACTAATGGATTCGTCTTTATTTTGCGCGGATTAAAACTACTCAAATATAATCCTTCCAAAGATCGGATTCGCGAAAGTGCAACATATGTCTGTCCAAACTCGAAGATATTAGATCCAATATCTATTTCTCCAAGATCTAGTGTAACTCCTTGTGATTTATGAATTGTAAATGCCCATGCAAGTCGAAGCGGAACTTGAATAATACCATATTTTGGATAATCTCCGTGTTGATATACACGCGGTGCTATAGTCATAGTTATACCATTTAAGAATTGCACAACTGGAACAAGCCTATTTTTTACAATTTTAAAATCAACAACTATGCCTTGCGATCCATTACAAATACCCGCATCCGTATCCAAATTCGCCAAACACATTACAACAGCGCCTTTCTTTAATGATAATGATTGAACCAAATTGCTGTTTTCGCAGAAGAGTTTCATTTGCGTTTCAACGTCTTCGTGATTTAAGGCCAAACATCTTTGCATAATTTCAGTCGGAATTGGAATACCAGTTTCATCATATGCTACTAGATTTGATACTTGTTCTAAATCGTATTTTTCCTCATCGCCGTCTAATTTTGCATACATCTTTTGATTGACGCGATCGGCATCTATATTCCGGGGAAATAACTTTGTCGGAACAATCCCATTATTTGTAGTAGGATCATATTTAGTATTCAGTCTTACATTCAGATCATTGAGTGATTCTTCAGTCAAATTACCGTCGCGGACTTCATTAAGAATGCGAATAAACTTGGCGTCGCGTTGGCGATAAAGCGTCTTCAAATAAATGTGGTTTTCTATCGTAAATGTTTGCTTCCAAACAGGAGATTCAAAACAAAATTGGGTCTCTTCTGTGCGACTTACTGGCGGTAATTGATAGAAATCACCGAGGAAAATAATTTGCATTCCACCAAAAGGGCGCATATATTGGGCTCTTGCTGATTTTCCGATTGAATCTAATGCTTCAAAGATTTTCAAAGACATCATACTAATTTCGTCTACAATTAAAACTTTGGTTGTTTTCCACTCACTCATTGCTCTTTTGTTACGAATGGCTTTATTTACGATGTCTTCTTTGGATCCGGCAGCGATGCCGATTCCACTCCACGAATGAATAGTTTTTGCATAGCAATTGAGGAGAACAGCGGCGCATCCTGTTAACGCACATACTGCGTGTTTGATTCCTCGCTCTTCCAGATCTTTTTTTATAGTTCGTATAAGATATGATTTACCAGTTCCACCAGAACCAGTGATAAATAAATTGTATCCAAGACGATATCTTGTAAATGCGTGTTGTTGTTCAAGTGATAGTTTTTCAGTCATTTTATAAATATAATTATGCGTTAATATTTTTTTGTTATAATATTTGATTATAACAAACAATCAATTTTATAAGGCGATTTGCCGACATATAAGGCAATTTGCCGACCATAATGCGATCAATATTTACATAAATTTGTAAGTCAAAAATGTAGTCAACGCCATCAATAATGCACCCCACGTAGTGTCTATAACAGCCACACTCAAATCATAATTTTTAAACATTGTATAATTAGTAAAATCAAATACACCATAAAGCACCATTCCAAAAATAGCCGCATCTTTAATAGGACGTCGTTCCGAAATAATAAATTTATATAGCCCAGCAACCATCAAAGCATATACAATAACTGCTCCGGATAAACGCGTTTGCATAGCAACTCTTTGAATTTTTGCAACCATTGAACCAAAAACATTCCGCATTGCAGTTAAAAACACAGCATCCAGTGCAAGCATAATAATCATTATAATAAATATCGTTTTCCACATTGTATACATATTCATTATATTATGTTTAGCACGTTGTACACATAATTATCCACTATAATATTTTACTATAGTATAGTATAGATTCAATGAATTACAATCAATATAATATAATGCCCGGCGACCCATCAGCATTAGCATCGGGTCTAATTTCGGGGGTTCATAGAGAGCCTCTAATTCGCGAATCTGAAACCCTAAATAATATTAATAATCGCATTCAAAGTCGTCATTTTCCTGATTTTCCACTCGAGCCAAATTTCTCATCACGCCCGGTATCCACCAAATACAATCTTTTACCATCTATTGCAAAAAACTCTAATCCAGCGCCAACTGTCCCCATTAAACAATATGTTCATCACATTCCGCAATTCAATTTTAATCCCGCCACCAGAAATGGTCCGTGGAAAACATACGCCACCAATGTAGATACCGAATCAATATTGCGAAACCAAACAATTGCCCTCCAAAAATCGTCACAGGCCGTATATGTTCCAAGCAGCGACAGCGATCTCTATAATGTTCACATCGTAAGCAACCCTGTTGACCAAGTATATGGACATTTGTTCGACAAACCCACTTTTGAACGCACTGTTCATCCAAATTTAGATAGAAATATAGGCAAAGATCGATTTAATAATGATACGCGACTTCAGTTGAGACAACCTCTATAATCTTCACTGATATAATTTGTTATATTTATTATATACACGCACACATATAATAAATACAATGTTAGGAATTAATAATTTATTTCACAGCAAAACAATTTTTTATATTTTAGTAGGTTTGTCCATTATAGCACTTGTTTATAATATTTATAAGATCTCCACCCCCAAAGTAGAGGGGTTCGCCCAAATTGAAAAATTCGTGTTAAAACAAGAAAACAAATCATATGACGATTTTTACGCAAAAATTTATGATAGCATCCATTTACCGGAATCGCGTGTCGAAAAGGAATTGGTTCAAATATTAAATGCGACAAGTGCAAATGAAAACAGCGTTTTCTTGGATGTGGGATGCGGCACAGGTTGTGCAACCAATGAACTCGTAAAGTCTGATCACACTGTTTTTGGTGTGGACAAATCGAGCGCGATGGTAAATGCTGCAAAATCGAAATATGGCGATAAACTACCTGTGAAACAAGGCGATGTATGTGAACCAATGTTATATGATCCCAAAACATTCTCCCATATTCTCTGCCTCTACTTTACTATTTATGAAATACAAGACAAACCTGTGTTTTTCACCAATTGTCGATATTGGTTGAAAAATGGAGGGCAATTGATTCTACATTTAGTAGATAAGAAAAAATTTAATACGGTTGTGCCGGCTGGAAATCCTGCACTTGTCGATAATCCTCAAAAATATGTGAAAGATCGTATAACAAAGACAAATATTGATTTCGGCGATTTTAAATATCAAGCAAAATATGATATACCCGAAACGTGCAATAATGCCGAATTCTGCGAAACATTTACAGATTTGGCTACTCAAAACAAGAGGCAAAATAACAGAACGCTTTATATGGAAGAAGCAAGTGATATTATTAAGATGGCGCAACGATGTGGGTTCTCTTTACATGGCCGAATAGATATGGGAACAGTTGTGAATGATGAATACCAATACCTCTATATATTCGAATAAAAAATTAAATTAAATTAATAAATAATATGCGTTATACAAATATACGTTATACAAATAAGTTTTTATATTTTCTCGGGCGTTCTTGAAATCTCAAATGTAATCTCAATATCTTCTGATTTGGTGAGATCCTCTTCTATAAGCTCTGTTTTGATTTGATCCGCTTCCACTTGTTTTTTCTCTTCAGCTTCATATTTAAGAATCGATTTATACCAATCATCAAATCCAATTTGATGTTGTAAATATGCATCATTATCATAGCTTTGCTTAGCATCCAAATAATGTAATACATCGATATTAACAAGTCTCTCCACCTGATTTCTCTGTTGTGATGTTTGCGGAGTAGGCACTTGTCCAACTCTAAAACACATAGCTAATTGCGGATCGTTAAGTTTATAAGTAAAATATGCATTTCCATAACTACCCGTTCGCTGATCGTGCGAAAACTGGACATAATCGTAAATCTCATCCAAAGTCAATTCAGGATAAAGCAGATGCAACAATACACAAACAACTGTCCCGGTTCTACCATGTCCTCCAGCACAATGAACAAATATTTTATCTCCATTTAATATTTTATCACGCAAATCAACACACAAATTCATTATTATGGTATCTTCGGTAATGCCCATATCTTTAATTGGAACATAAATTGTTGTTATATTGTCTGTAGGGCATTTGACCCAGTCGTTACAAATTTTGTCGCCACGCATAAATCCAGTTTCTTCGTTCAAACAAACGATTGTGTTTATCCCCATTTTTTGCATTTCTTCATAATCTCGTAAGTGTTTTGGATATCCACCCACGACAAGACGATTTTCAGGTATCAATATATTTGATTCGTTGTTAAATCCAATATATGCAGGATCTCTATTTCTTCCAAACTTTTCATATGAATCACGAATCCAATTTTTGGATTTGGACAAATCTAATTCAGGCAGTTTGAATTTTTTTTCATCTTCTTTTATTATTGATTCCAAGCGATCATTCCACTTATCAGTAATCGATTTACAATAAGACTCCGAAGGCTCTGGTTCTTTTTTTATTATTGATTCCAAACGGTCATTCCATTTTTTTACCATAGTTGCGCTATAATTAGTCGCCAATTCTGTTTTTAATTCTTCATTATTTTTTTTATTTTTACATTCTTTGCTGTCTAATATAACAGACAGAATCTCAAGAGACACGACGTGTGCCCATTCATTTTTATCTACATCTAACGCTGTAATAAAACAGGCAAATGCGTCTTCAATAGTATCGGCCATTTTATAAATATCATAAATGCCGCCTTCGCACTTCTCTTTTCCGGCAAATATAATAAATTTGCAGCTCATTTTAGTAATTGTTGTTGTTTTCGAATTTAAAATTTATTAGTGTGTTTAATATTAATATCTTTCATTAAAATTAAAAATAAATGTTCAATTTTATACAAAACAAAATATAGTGTAAAATATATAAAATGATAAAAAATATGTCTGATTTTTATAATGTTGGTGATTATTTACCACTTATTATTGCGGCGCTCATTGTTGATATGCTGATAATGGCCCGCGTTGTTTTTGGCTACATAAATCTTAAATCATTGAAAGACTGGTACAACAAATTTGGATTTATGTCGGTTCTTGCAGACGTTCTCAGTATTGTTTTAGGGATCGTAGCCGCACGATTTTTATATTCATATTTATTCAGTAATTATTCACTATTACTATTTTTACTTTTGGCTTGTGTTATTCAACTCACACACGATTTGTCGTTTGCCGCTTTCTTTAACAGTGTTCCACGTGGGAAAAGCGAAATTTTGGATGTATTTAAAGACTATGCTAAGGAAAATGGTATTACCACCCTTTTTGTAGATGCTTTTATGATAATATCCACAATAGTACTAGGTGGATTTTTAGCTACTATGAGCACAAATATACAAATTATCATTTTAATGGTGTCCCTCTACATTTTACCCTATTTATTGTATTCAATAAAATAGAAGTAAATTTTTACAATACATTTTCAATTATATTATCCGAAACAGGAACAGATGAAGTTCTGTCGAAAATGCTATGAATCATCAAATATCCTGGAATCTTTGAAAATGATGTTAACAAATGGAATATTTCGTGATATCCAAATATCTCTGGTGATACAAACCCCAAATTCTGTTCTTTGAAAAATACATATCCTGCAATAACGTCAAGAACTACAATAGACAATGCACAAACCCATTCAAAACTGGTCATATATTGGTATAAAACTGGAA